ACCGTCATAATCCCCTTGACGAAATACGCACATTGTTGTAAGCCCCATCTCTGTATCACCACTATCCACATGAAAAGACATTTTACTTGATTGACCAGAATGATATCTATTTGCAGAGTAAGTTGTAAAGATACCCATTCTGTGTTGTGGTTCTACAAAACTTTCTGCAAATATTTTTTGTCTTGCATAGATATCGTTATTTGCTTTTGCAAACGCAAGTTCATTATATTTTGATATATCTTTAAGTTTTTCAAACTTTTCTGGATTATCTTTACACCAACCAGAAGAATCTATTGCACCAGTAAATCGTCCTCTTTTATATCCTATCATTACACTATGAATTTCATTTGCATAGGCAATCATACCCCAACCACCACTCTT